CGGCATACGCGGAATTGATTATCAGCAGTTTCGGAGACGAAAAACATCGAAAAAAGGCTGATTTTTCTTTGGAGCGTTAAAGTTGGGCCAAGTATGATGAAAAATATGAGCTATTCATCATTATGTCGGCTAGTGAAGTGGATAGCAACTGGTTACGTGAAGCACTTGACATGCAGCACATGCAGAGTTACAAGACCGGCAAAGTGAGCAAAAGCAATGTAGTTGATATTAAGGATGTACGCCATGCAATTGAGAATCGTAATACCAAGTCATAAGCGACATGACAGGGTGTTCGCTAAAAAGCTGGTGAACGACCCGATAATCTGTGTGGCAGAGAGCCAGGCGGACCTATACAGACAGTTCAATCCAGATTGTGAGATAGTCACTCATCCGGACGATGTTGTAGGACTCATCCCCAAGCGTAACTGGATGGCTAAGCATTTCGGAAACCTGTTCATGCTTGACGATGATGTCCACGCCTGCAAATCTATATGTGTAGAAAAAGGAGAACCGTCGAGGATTAAGGATAAGAACGAGATAACGCGTATAATATTCAATCTTGCCGAGATTGCTCAGATGCTGGATGTACATCTGTTCGGATTTACTGCACGAATATCTCCGGTCATGTACGATGAAACTGCATTTCTTTCGTTGTCTAAGATGATAACCGGATGTTCTTATGGCGTGTTTTACAACAAGAACACATGGTGGAATGAAGAGCTCAGGCTTAAGGAGGATTTCTGGATTTCCTGTTACATGAAGTACAAGGAAAGAAGAATTCTTACTGACCTAAGATACAACTTCGAGCAGAAATCCACATTCGTCAACTCCGGAGGACTGGCAGCCTTCAGGAATCAGGCTGAGGAACAGAGGTCTATCATGCTAATCAAGAAACATTTCGGCGACAGCATCAATCTCAAGGGAACTACCAATAACGGTAAAGACAAGACCAAGCAGCTTGTTCAGTACAATATAACCTGTAAGTTCAAGTACTGAAAAATGGCGTAAAAATGGCGAAGTTTCTGTTTGCAAAACTTGTCATTCTGATTTAATTTTACTGATGTAATGAACTAAAAGTCAATGATATATGCTTATAAGAACCGTTAGAGGATATGATTTTTTTGAGGTCTCTTCAGCCATGCAGAAGGCGATAAGGAGAGCTGATGCGGCGGTTGCCGGATATTTTGCTCTTGAGTTGTGGACCAGTGGTTACAGGGACTATGTATGGAAGAGACTTTTTACCATAAGTGCTGAGGATTGTTACGGTGTGATAACGAAAGAGATTGAAGCCTTGTGGCAAGGTCATGAACTGGTTAACAAGGGAAGCAAGGAGCCAAAGGGTAGAATATTTGTCAGCAAGGCAGTAATACTTCTGTGCGAGTGTCGTAAATGTAGGGACGCGGATCACCTGCAGAACTTCATTTACGACAAAATTCTGATAGATGCTGATGAATGGTTGGAAGATGTAAGGCAAAATCCGATACCAATTCCTTCATATACATTCGATGTACATACCAGAAGAGGAAAGAAGATGGGACGGACAAAAGAGGAATTTTTCAGAGATGAATATGAATCTTTGAATCCCAGGGAAAAGGGACTGTTTGATGGTCTCATGTAAGAATATGCCACGCTTTGTCGTGGCATATTTATTAAAAGTCAAACCGAAATAATGTTAGAATTATGGAAAATAAACTCTATTGCCATTATAGACTGAATGGCTGTGTTGAAATCCTGATAAAAAAAGTCGAACTTAAAAATACAAAGTAAAAATGAAAGTGGAACTTTTAAAAAGGAAGCTTGATATGCTCAAAATAGAGTATAAGAAAGCATTATCTACGAAAGATATAGCCGAAGCTAATAGGCTGTATGACGATATATATAATCTCGTCGATGAAATAGAAAAAGCTAAAGGAGAGGAAATAATTCAGAAGGCGAAGGATTCAGGGATACTTGAGACTACAAATCGTATGATATGCCTTGTTCAGCTTATGATGTGTGAAGTCAATAATCTGTTGTCTGAGATAGAGGATAACTTCAGGGATAGTCAGATAATGATAGACAATATCGTTTTCATGCAAAAGGAATACTATAAGTCTGCTGACTTATATTTTAAGGAGTTTGCTAAAATCGTTGAAAGCGAGAACAAAGGAAGAAGTATGTTTACGGATCTGGAAGAGTTCGACAATATGATACGCATTTTCGCTGGTCTGAAGGATATGCCTAAACCTGCGTCCTTGATGGGTGGATGCAAGCAGGCAGCAGGCAAGGCGAATGGACTTAGCCAGATGTGCCAAAAATGCCCTTTGATCTATAATCCTGAAACACTTATCTGTCGGGCTTGTGATAAGTCATTTAAAGAAGGGTTCCAGAAAGGTGCAAAATGGCTGGAAAGGAAAAGAATTGATAGAATAATGAACAAAGACAAGGAGGTAAAAAATGATAACGGAAAATGACCCAATGCTTCCACGTAAAGTGGATTTGGAGAAGAACCCTTCTGGAACCGAACTGAAAATCGCCCAGCATCGGGAATTGGAGAAACATGGAAGGTACGTAGCTATCCCAGGCGACAAGACACGGACGAGAATTTTCGTCCGCAACAGTGAGGATGCGGAGAAGAAGATAGCTGCTTACTTGGAGAGAATCAACAACCGGCAACAAAAATGGAACTGATATGGAAGACGTAAATAAAAAAATATTTATAGAATACGTATCCCACTTGTATAGTACCGATAAAAGCTATGAGGTTATTGGTAAAAGCATTAAAGCTGTAAAGTTATTCCTTGAAAGTGATTATCAGGTAAACCGTAAAGGATACAAGGCTTATATCAGAGAAAATGCAGTTGAATTATCTGATAAGCCATACATTAAAGATGCTCTATGTGGGTTCCTTAATTATCTTGGTATTGGATATTCACGCACACGAAAGGAGAAATCAGTTAAACCTCTTGAGAAGTTAAGTATAATTTCGGAAAAGAACATGAAGCTTCTGAATGAATTTGTGTATTACCTTACGCAGGAGGAAGATTATTCACCGCATACGTTGAGTATTTATTCAGTGTCTATGAAGAAATACTTTGAATACGCCAACGATGTATCTGTAGACAATTATAAAAGGTTTGTGAAGATGATGGAAAATGAAGGTTTTTCTCCACAGACAATACGGCTTCGCATTACGGCTTTGGAACGGTTCAGCAAATGGATGAAAAAGCCTATAGAACTGAAACGACCTAAATTCAAGAAAAACCTTGATACGGAAAACGTACCTACTGAATCGGATTATAACAAGCTGCTGGAATACCTGAAAACTAAGAAAAACGGGGACTTGTATTTCTACATAAAGATACTTGCAACTACCGGAGCGCGTGTAAGCGAGTTTATCCAGTTCAAATGGGAGGATATAATAAACGGTGAAGTTACGTTGAAAGGGAAAGGAAACAAGTACAGACGGTTTTTCTTTGGGAAACAGCTTCAATCAGAAGTTAAGGAATATGTAAAGAAAAACGATAAGTCGGGTTATGTTGCAGTAGGGAAGTTTGGAAGATTAAACCAAAGGGCTTTGGCTATGAACATGAAAAAGTGGGGCGATGACTGCGGAATAGAAAAAGAGAAGATGCACCCTCACGCTTTCCGGCACTTCTTCGCTAAAATGTTTCTAAAGAAAAATAAAGATGTGGTTCAGCTTGCAGAACTTATGGGACACGGAAGCATAGATACAACAAGAATTTATTTACAAAAGAGTTATGAAGAACAGAAAAGAGAATATAATAGAAGCGTTACGTGGTAGTTACATGTTTGTCGACAATCTGCCAGAACTGATAAATGAAGAATCAATATACGATGAAAACGGGATTGTAGATACAGAGTTATTGACTGCTATACTTGAATGGATGTCAAGGATGTCAGATGTAACTACTAAGGTAGGAAATGCGCTGGGGAATCTTCTTGGTATTGAAGATGACGAAAAGAAAGAGGATAAGAAAGACGAAGGCAGCAAATGGAGTGTTGAGGAAATACTACGTCATTGTACGCTCGAAAACAACGTACTCAAACTTCCTCAAGTACAATTTAATAAGAAATCATACGCAGAAGCTAAAAAATGGATTGAAGAAGCCGGAGGTAGCTGGATGGGTGGCAAGGTGCAAGGATTTACATTTCCATTTAATGCAGAACGAGTATTCAATATTCTTCATGAAGGTAAGCGGTGCAATTTACAGCAGGACTTCCAGTTTTTTGCAACACCTCCAGAAGTAGCCGACTGGCTGGTTATGTTGGCCGGTGGTGTACACGATGATGAAAAGGTTCTGGAACCCAGTGCTGGTACTGGTGCTATCATAGATGCGATTCATCGAAGCTGTCCGGACGTAATTGTAGATTGCTATGAACTTATGCCTGAGAATAAAGAAATTCTATCGAAAAAGGATAATATACGTATTCTTGGAGATGACTTCACGAAGTGTGATGTTGCACAGTATGATAAGATTATAGCAAATCCGCCATTCAGTAAAAATCAGGACATTCGGCATGTAAGGCGTATGTATGAGTGCTTAAATCCCGGCGGTGTCCTGGCTGCAATAACTGGTCCTCACTGGGAATTTGGAAGTGAATCTGAGTGTAAGGATTTCAGACAATGGCTGGATGATAATGGAGGGAAGAAATTCGAGATTGAAGAAGGCGCTTTCCTTGAAAGCGGAACTGGAACTAAAACTATAGCAATAGTAATTAATAAGTGAAAACGAAATTGTATTACCTGTTCCTGGCAGTCATGTGGTGGCTGCTGGGATAGGTGGAAAGGAGAATAATATGTACGAAAGAATGATTTGCATGAATTGTAAAAACTACGAGAACGGGAAATGTACGGTAAAATACTATGTGCAGGAAACAAGTCCTTATCATGAGTGCGATGAGGTTATGCTTAGTGCAGACTTTGAGCCAGAGGGTAAGACTGTCATGTTTTACGAAGAAAGAAAGGAGGATTAATTATGAGCAGCAGAGAGATAATATTCAGAGGAAAATCAGAAGTCACAAATGAGTGGGTTTACGGCTCACTTGTAAAGGTTGGGAACGAAAGTCATATAGTCGGATTTGATGAAGTGGACTTAGACGGACATCATCTAAGCGATTGCAGTGATAGACCTGTTTTTACAAAGCAAGGAACCATCTGCCAGTTCACCGGACTTCAGGATAAGAATGAGAAAGAAATATATGAAGACGACATCATGCAGATTACAACAACCCTTGATAAATATCTGTTCAAGGTAACTTGGAATGAAGAGTTAGGAGCATGGTGTTTGATGATGAAAGGTGATATTAAAGAAGGAACAAAACCTTTAGGGGAATGGCTAGGTGAATATTGGGATAAAATCGAAGTTATCGGAAACATTTACGACAATCCGGAATTAATGGAGGAATGGATATGAAACCAATATTAAACTACGAACAAGTAAAAGAACTAAAGGTAGATGAACCTCTGATAGAATGTTATGCCGGAGTAGTGAACTATTATAGATTCCTGTGTTTCCATCCGCGGAACACCAATTATGTAATTCTTCTGAATCATTGTGAAGAACCTGTACGTTTCTACTACCAGAATCTCATTGACAGATTCTATAAAGATTACTCACAACGGGATATTATAACATATCGGAAAGATTACTATGAAAGGAAGATAAATGAATTTAATCAAGCCATTGCTGAGCTTGACGGTAAAAACAATTTGGAGGATTGACTATGAGCAAGAAAGAAGAACAGGCATACGATTATTCAAAGAGAGTAAGTCGTGATAATCTGATGACTAAAGATTTGGCAGAGTGTTCCTTCATGGTTGGCTGGGATGCCTGCTTAAAACATTTAGGTGAGATTCCATGGGATGAAGCCATAAATGAGATAGCAAATCATCTTGAAACCAATCGTTCGGAGAAATTGAATGATTACCAAAATGAATAGTTATGGAAGAAAATAGTGTAATAATTGAGCTTGATACTGTTCTTGAATACAGGGACGGTCAAGTGTACATAAAGAAGATGGTTACAAGTGAAATGCCTGTTACACTGACATTTGCTATCATCGAAGCATTGAATAAAACGATTGTTGAGTATTATAAAAAACGATAGGAAATGAAAAAATTTGAAGATATATATGCTGAACTTGTAAAAGAGCACGGAAGTGATTCCGGAGAGGAGTTTGCAAAAGCAATGTTTGATGCAGGTCGTGATGTAAGTTTTACTCAGAACCTGAAAGATTTAGTCACGAACGAAGAGATTATGGTAAGTCTTTTAACATTTAATGCAATTGCTATGGCAGAGCGTGCTGTTAAGGTAAATGCTGCAGATCTGAGCATTTCAACTGAGATTACGATAAATGAAAATAAATACTTCACTCGGCTTAGTTCAATTACATTTAGTGCTGAGAAAAAAACTTTGGAAGAAAGAGCTGTAGAGATTGCTAAAAACATTCTCAATTCAACTGTTATCTATGATTTTGAAGCTGTGTTGTCTAAGGCTATTTTGGCTGGGTATAACTTACGAAAAGAAGATTTCGAGGAGGACTGAATGTGAAAGGAAAACTTAGTTTTTGTGATTTTAATATGGAGGAAACAAAATGAGCTTACTTATTAAAGAAACTCAGTTACAAAGAATAATCAGAAAAACCGGCCGCAAACCGATACAGTGTAAATGCAAGTTATGTAAGCAGCAATGTCATACGCCTTGTTTGGGTACTCCGCAAGATGTTTTAAGGCTTATCGAAGCCGGATATAAAGACAGGCTTGCAGCAACGGAATGGTATGTAGGAATCCTTATGGGGGTAGTTGATATGCCCGTACCGATGATACAGGCCAAACAAGAAGGAGACTGGTGTACATTCTACAAAGACGGTTTATGTGAATTGCATGATTCCGGATTGAAACCGACAGAAGGAAAATTGTCTCACCATAGTATTCGAATTGATAATTTCAAAGCGAGTAAAAGCATTGCGTGGAATGTGGCCAAGGAATGGTTAAACGAAGAAAATGCTGAATGCATAGAGAAAATATGCGAAGCACTGCAGTAAATGTATGATTTTGAATTATTAACCTGCAAAAATTAATTTATGAAAGCAAAGAAAAAACAAGTTGTTGGCCTGCTCATCAATCTGTTAGAGTGGGCAATTGTATCAATGGTATTATCATCATTGATAATCTTAGGAGATTTTGATGTACCGTCCAGTTGGGTTTATCTGTCCTCTGTGGTAGTTTCATTTCTCATCCTATATGTGTTCTACTGGGAGCGTGGAACATATTATTTTGTCTCATTCGTCGCTGGTGGAGTTCCAGGAAGGGTGTTCCTGAAGTTTGACGAGCGTGTATCTCTTGATGTGATTGAGAATACCATATCCGGCCTGTATTCCGGTGAACGGGTACTTGTTACCGGATACAAGACAGTAAGCAGATATGAGTATGAACTTAATATCAAGTCCTGATGGAACATTATCAGGCCAAAGGAGTAATGTTTATGATTGTGGTTGTCCTGTTCTACTATTCCATCGGAATGGTTGAGCAGGATACCGCACTTCTGATAATAATAGTGATGTTACTGGGTAACATACTGAATGTTTTATGTAAAATTCTTAACAAATTGTGATGATGAAAATTGTCGTAACCGGCAGTGAAGGCTTTATAGGTAAAGCCCTCTGCAAGAGTCTGAGAAATCGTGGTGTTGAAGTGGTCGGTATCGACCGTGTGTGTGGAACTGAAGCTGCCGGAGTTCCGTGCCTTCTGGCCGGGGGTGGAATCGATGCTGTTATACATCTTGCCGCACAGACCAGCGTTTTCAATTCGGATCATGAAAAGATACTTCGTGACAACATTGATTCATTCGTTGCGATAGCTGACGGATGTACTCGCTTCGGTGTGAAACTGGTGTATGCAAGTTCTTCCACCGCAAATCCATGCAACACGACAAGTATGTACGGTGTAAGCAAACATTTTGATGAAGTCTATGCTTCAATTTATTGTAGGAATGCTACTGGTGTACGCCTTCATAACGTGTACGGACCTGACCAGCGGAAAGGGACTCTTCTCTATGCTCTCATGAATTCGGAAAAGGTCAGTCTGTATAATGGTGGAATGAACACCAGGTGCTTCACCTACATAGATGATGTTGTGGACGGGTTGATATATGCGATAGGTTCTGACAAGAAGCTGGTAAACATTGTCAATCCTGAATCTTGTACAATACTTCAATTTGCGGAAGAAGTAAGGAAATACAATGGCGTTGATATTCAGTGTGTTTCCGAAAAGAGAGAATTCGACAATCCTGTACAATCTGTCGATGAAGGTATTTTTTCAGTACCTTTGAATTACACCTCAGTCAGTAAAGGGATAGCAAAGGTTTTTGGCTGTGAGGAAAGGTAGAAAGATAAGGATTGATGACTGGGACAAACCCGCCCGCGGCTGGAGGAAATACGAAAGGTTATGCAACATGCAGCCTAAAGTAAGAATCCACCGTAAGGGCGGGTTTTATTACATATCCCTGTTTGCAAGAACAAAGGATGGAATTCCATTTGAGGAAATCAAGAGTTCGGGTGAGTGTGCAGAAGTCATTTCGGAATCCGCCACGGAACTGATACTTTCATTGATACGGCCGGACGATGAATGGTGCATAATTACCACACCGAAGCGCAGGCACATCACAGAGTACCATTTCGCCACTGACATTTGCCAAAAAATTGCCAAGGGGGTGAAAATAAAATTCTATGAATCTGCAATGCAGTGCCTCAACAGGACACGTATCAATCCTGAGTTTTATCTTCTCCGGCCAATTAAGGAACAGAGAGTAATACTCTTTGATGACATCTGCACGACAGGAAGTACATTAACAGCAGCCTACGATTTGCTGAAAGACCGGAAACAGGTAATCTGCATCGTCGGCATTAATAACCATTAGCCTATGAACAACAGGAAATTGACCGAAAAACAGGAAAAGTTCTGCAATTATTACCTTGACTGTGACGGTAATGCAAGTGAAGCATACAGGATGGCCTATGACGCATCAAAGATGCAGCCTGAGACGATATGGAGCAATGCAAGCCGGATGCTGGCAAGTAACAAGGTTGCAGCAAGGATAGACGAATTGAGGGCCCAACGTGCAGAAGCATCGAAAATTAGCCGTGATAAAGTGGAAAAGGTTCTCATGGATATTGTCATGATGGACCCGAACGATTTGTATCTTGTAGATCCTGTAACAGGAAAGATAAAGTTGAAATCTCCCAGCCAGATGCCGAAGCGTGTGAGAAATGCCATGAAGAAGATAAGCAATGACAAGGGTAAGGTAAGCTATGAGTTCAACGGTAAGGTGGAAGCGGCGAAGCTTCTGGCCAGCATGAACGGATGGAACGCGCCACAACAGATTTCCATCGGAGGTAATCAAGGTGGAAATATCAATGAGATTCGTATTGGTTTTGAAAAAGAAGAGGAGTGAATTCTAAAAAATAGAACGATAGTATTAGAAAAAATACGGGGGTTATACAAAAAATACTCTCATAATTCTAAAAAATAGAACATTTATGCTCATAAATCACAAGAAACTCAATCCGAATGCATTTTACCTGCTGAAATATCTGAATGATGCCACACTTCGATTCATCATCCTGTATGGTGGTTCATCATCGAGCAAGTCTTTCAGCGTAGCACAGTGCGTGCTTATACAGACATTGCAGGACGGTGAAAACACTCTTGTGATGAGAAAGGTCGGAGCATCAATTAGCAAAACTATATATGAGGATTACAAGGTAGCGGCATCATTGTTAGGAATTACACAATACTTCAAGTTCAACCAGAATGTAATTCGTTGCCTGTATAACGGTGCAAAGATTGACTTCTCAGGTTTGGATGATCCGGAAAAGATTAAGGGTATCAGTAACTATAAAAGGGTACAGCTTGAAGAGTTGTCAGAGTTTGAGTATGCCGACCTGAAGCAGATACGTAAGCGTCTGCGTGGTAAGAAGGGGCAGCAGATTATTGCCGACTTCAACCCTATCAGTGAAACACACTGGATAAAGAAGGACTGGCTTGACAACGAGAAACTGCATGATGTTCCTATGGTTGTAGAAATTGGCGGCAGGATAATACCGGCAGAGCTGACAAAGGTGAAGTCTTTAAAGATGAACGAGGGGCGCTCAATAGTGAATCCTGTAACTAAGGAAATTGAGGAATATCCTCCAAATATGGTAGTTATACAGACAACATACCTGAATAACTTCTGGGTTGTCGGTTCGCCTGATGGAACGTATGGTTATTATGATGAACAATGTGTGATGGACTTCGAGCATGACCGGATTCATGACCCGGACTACTACAACGTGTATGCGTTGGGAGAGTGGGGTGTAATTAAGACCGGAAACGAGTTCCTCGGTTCGTTTAATGTAGGAAAGAACAGCGGGGAATACAGTTACATACCTGGATTGCCGATTCATCTTTCTGTCGATAGTAACGTATTACCGTACATATCTGTCGGCTACTGGCAAGTAGACTTGAGCAAAGGTAAGGATATGTACCAGATAGCAGAAACAACGGCCGAAAGCCCGAACAACAGCGCAAGACGTGCAGCAAAACTGGTATCCAAGCGACTGCAGGAGTTAGGATATGACGGTAAAATCTACCTTCATGGTGATGCCTCAGCAAAATCCGCCAACACTATCGACGATGAGAAGCGTTCATTCATGGACCTGTTTATTGACACGTTGAAGAAAGACAACTGGATTGTTGAGGATAAGGTGGGTAACAGGAACCCGTCCGTATCCATGACCGGTGAGTTTGTCAATGCTGTTTTTGAGAAATCATTGCCCGGCCTCAGCATAAGCATAGACGATAGTTGCAGGGTATCAATCGAGGACTACCAGAGCGTACAGAAGGATGCTAATGGCGCAATCCTCAAGACAAAGATAAAGGACAGCGTAACGAAACAATCCTATGAGGAACACGGGCACCTTACCGATACTTTGAGATATGTTGTACATGACATCATGTACGAGGAGTATTCCCAGTTCTCGAGCCGTCGTAAACGCAACATGTATTCTGACAGAAGCGTGTTCGGATTCTTCAATCCTTCAGTCGAGTATCAGTATTCACAGAAGATAGTGTACATCATGCCGAATGTTGGAGGAAAGTTCTATATGTGTCAGGTTGCAAAGTGTGGAGAAAAATGGCATGTTCTTGACCTCGTAATGCGTGAAACTGTATCACTCGAAGAGATGAAGTCTGTTATATGTTCACATGATGCAGGAACGTACATCGTGGAATCGTCACCTGCATATTTCCAGATGGCAAGGGAGCTGCGTAGTACACTTCCGGAAGTAAGGATTAAGAAGGAATATCAGGATATGGATAAGAGAATAGCTGCTACATCCGATTTCATAAAGTCATACTTCCTGCTTTCTGAGACCGGTATGGAAAATGATGAGTATATGGCATTCATAACTGAAGTTCTTGACTACAATGATGAAAATATAAGTGGAGCCAGTGCTTTGTTGAGTGGTATGGCATATCACATCATAAAATTAGGGTAAGCTTGGTTTAATTTGCAATATATTGATACATAGTGATTTATTTGCATTTTAACCAAACAGGAAAAATGCAAGATTTTTGCAAAATCAACATCGTATATACCCATAATTTATCTTTGTCATATAAGGATAAACTATGGGATATACAATTTTAAAACAGGATACTATTCCGGCATGTGCTGGGCTGAAAATGGCCAGTGAACCACAGACTATATCAACACCAAAGGAGGGTGTAAAAGATAGTGGTTATATTGACCGTTGTGACGTGCATGAGTTATTCGTATCCCCACTGGTTTGCGGCCATAATTACATGGAACTGTTCCGTTCTGTTCCAGAAGTATTCTTTCCGATTGATTACATTGCTTCACGCATATCAGGTTCAGGATTCCAATTGAAGAAGGTAAAGGACGACAGCGTGGTCTGGGAAAACAAGAGAATGAACCAGATTCTAACGAAGCCTAACTGCCTTATGTCCTGGAACGAGTTGATATATTCACATTTCGTTTACAAGTTGTGCACTGGTAATGCCTTTTTTCGCGCAGCAATGGGAGAAACATTCAAGGACCAGCCAAAGTGGAAATGGTGTGATAACTTTTGGGAACTTCCTGCTGATTTTGTTAATGTAGAGCCTAACAGAAGTGTCAATAGTCCAATCTTTGGAATAGCATCCGAAGATGATATTATCCGTTGTTACCGTATGAATTACGGATATGTGAGTACGATGGAAATCCCTTCATATCAGATATGGCATGACCGTGACGGCTCACCTGAATATATGTCAATAAACGGGTTCCTGAAATCAAAGAGCAGGTTGGCCGCTCATCTGAAACCTATATCCAACCTTATTGCTGTATATGAAGCGAGAAACGTGATATATGTAAAACGTGGTGGTTTGGGGTTCCTGGTATCCAATAAGAAGGATGAAGCTGGTACTGTCGCAATGACCGAAGATGAAAAGAAGGAAATACTTGACAGCCATTTTGGAAAATTCGGACTTGACAATCGCAAACTTCCATATGGTTTAAGTGATGTTCCTCTGTCATTTGTAAGAACAAACCTTACAATAAGTGAACTCCAGCCATTCGAAGAAACTCTTACCGATGCAATACAGATAGCCGGAGCATACGGGATTCCTTCTGTTCTGGTTCCACGTAAGGACCAGGCAACCTTCAGCAATCAGGCAACAGCGGAAAAGGCTGTATATACATCTACCATCATACCGATGGCAAAGAAATTCTGCAAGCAACTCACTGCATTTCTTGGACTTGAAGAAGGTGGTTATTACTTGGATTGTGATTTCTCTGATGTGGATTGTCTGCAGCAGGGATTGAAGGAAGCTGAGGAAGTCAAGACAATGGTTAATACCAGATGTAAGGAGCAGTTCCTTAGTGGACTCATCAGTATAAATGACTGGAGGGCACAAATCAAGGAAAGCAGATTCGAAGAACCTCTGTTTGACAAGACTTTGTTCGAGATGTCAGACGAGGAGAGAGAGATAGTAAAACAAGTAATAAGTCTTAACACAAAAAGTGAAGTTGAAAATGGAAGAGAAAACCAAAAGCCTACAGTACAAAACGAAGGCAAATGATGTGGATGAGAAGGGTATCGTAACGGTAGCTGTGAACGGTATCGGTGTGAAAGACTCACAGAACGACGTTTCCATGCCTGGCTCTTTCAACAAGACGTTGAAGGAGAATATAGGCAGAATGAGATGGTTCCTTAATCACCGTACAGACCAGTTGCTTGGCGTTCCATTGAGCGGAGAAGAAAAAGAAGGAAACCTAATCATGGTTGGCAAGCTTAATCTTGAGAAGCAGATTGGACGTGATACATTGGCTGATTACAAGCTGTATGCTGAGAATGGCAGAACACTTGAACACTCTATCGGTGTGAAAGCAATCAAGCGTGATGAGACAGATCCGTGCAAGGTTCTTGAATGGAAGATGTTCGAGTATTCGACTCTGACAAGCTGGGGAAGCAACCCTCAGACATTCCTTGTAAATCTCAAGTCAGGTACTCAGGAACAGGTTAAGGAGGCAGTTGAGTTCATCAGGAAAGCGTTCAGAAATACTGATTATTCGGAAGAACGATTAAAACAATATGATATGGAACTGAATCTTCTGCTTAAAGCAATTAATGGAGGTAACGTGGTTACTTGCCCGCATTGCGGACACCAGTTTGATTACGATGAACAACATGAGCATACATTTACTCAGCAGGTGCTTGACAATGCTGCCATGTATTCGAGCTGGCTTACTGACCGTATCGTAAGTCAGGAGATAGACAAACTGGAACCGGAAGTACGTGCAGAAGTTATTGCACTTATTGATTCCGTAAAGTCGGAAGGACTGGAGTTGACCGAGAAATCTGTACAGAACTTCATGGCATACGTCCGTTGTCCGGCATGTTATGGAAGAGTATATAGAAGTAACGCCTTGTTGCAGGATAATAGAACTAACATCTTCTCCGGAAAGTCTGAGCCGTCCAATGACACTCAGGATAAAACTGACGGTAAGCAAGAAGATGATAATGTTGAGAAAAAAGCCGCTGATAGCACTTCTTTCTTTGGTAAACTGAATGAGGTATTTAGTAATAATTATTAAAATTTTGATTGAAAATGAAGAAATTTACAGTTGCGGATTTTGGTCTTAAGACTGACGGCCTGCCTCAGGATCAGGCTACATTTATGAATAACATCGCAAATATGATGTGTAATGTCATTAACAAGGCGATTGAAGGTGTTATTTCTCCTGATGATATGGAAAGCAGATTGAAGTCTCTCAACGAAAAGTTTAACGGATATGACGATGAGAAGTTCAAGCAGCTTGCCAAGGATAACGAGGAACTCATTAAAACGGTTAAAGGTCTTGGTGAGACTATCGAGAAGCTGAAATCTAAAGGTATCGGAATGGAAGTCATCAACAAGTTTGATGAGAAGTTGAACGAAATGCTTGATTCAGAGAAATTCAAGGAGTTCGCTTCTGGAAACTGCCGTAAGTCAGGTGTGTTCGAAGGTTTCTGCTTGAAGGATATTGTTTCCATGACTTATAACTATAGCGGTGACCATCTGATTACTCAACAGCAGAACAGGGTTGTATCACAGGTATCTAACAAACGTATTCATATGCGTGATGTATTGAATACATTGGAGGGCGATCCTAAATACCCTAACCTTGCATTTACTCAGGTATATGAATTCGACCGTAATGCGCGTTATGTAACAGAAAACGGAAGATTGCCTGAATCAAGTTTTAAGGCAAAGGAGGTACAGACAGGTACAAAACGTCTTGGAACTCACCTGAATATTTCCAAGAGAATGCTTAAGAGCCGTGTATTTATCCGCTCATTTATCTTGAAGATGTTACCTGAAGCTGTATTTCAGGCAGAAGATTGGAATATTCTGTTCGGTGACGGTAATGGAGAAAATCTGCTTGGTATTGCCAATCACAAAGGAGTTTATCCTGTTGAAACTATCATCTCTGAAGATTATGTTAGTGGTTCTGCTGGCTCTGTCAAATCAGTTTCAGGTTATAACTCTAATAAGGACACAGTCGTAGAGTTTACAAACCCTCAAGACCAGATTCTTGATGGTATGACTATCACATTTACTGGTGCTACTGTACTTACTGCTCTCAACAGCGCTAACCAGCTCGTGAAAATGAACGACCGCCAGATTTTGTTGAAAGGTGTAGCTTATACAGAGGAAACTTCAACATCATCAATGACCTTCAAGGTAAGTCATGGCGCATTTAAGTCAGTTGAGGAACCTAACTCTCTTGATGTCGTCAAAACTGGTTTTGCTGTGATGACATACGCACAGTACACACCGAATGCTATTGCGTTGAATCCTATCACAGTTAATGCTATGGAAAGTGAAAAGGATACAACAGGACGTAATCTTGGTATTATCCAGATGATAGGCGGTGTTAAATATATTGCAGGACGTCCTATTATTGAAACAAACAACATTCTTCCTGGTAAGTATCTGATTGGTGACTTTAATATAGCTGCAAATCTCGTGGATTACACCTTATTGTCTCTTGAATGGGCTGAAGATGTAGAAAGCAAGTTGAAGAATGAGATTGTCCTTATTGCTCAGGAAGAAGTTATCTTCCCTGTATATATGCCATGGGCATTTGCTTATGGTGACTTGGCAGCCTTGAAAGAAGCAATCACTAAATCTTAATGCTTATGTATTTGCTTAATGGAGAAAAGAAGGCTCTTGAATCTGTCATAAAGGAACAGCGTATCCGTATTGGCCGTGGGTTGATTTCTATCACCCCGGTCTCGGAAGCTGGACTTGTGTCTGAGGAAGATGTCGAAAAGGCATTAGAGAGCAAACAGAAGGTTATAGATGAGCTTTCTGTTGAGAATGAGAGTCAAAAAAAAGAAATTGATGAACTGAAAGCCAAACTGGCAGAACTTGATTCACATGTGGATGATCACAAAGATGTTGAAGACGCAGACTCTAAAGAAGTCGAGCAAACCGACACTAAAGAGGTTTCTGCCGAAGATGAAAAGGCAGCCGTTGTTCAGGACGAGAAAAAGGTTTCTGCTTCGAAAGCGAAAAAATAAGGAATTGCCATGTTGATTGATGTGTCATATTTTGTAGAAGGCCCACGTCATATTCAAAACGCCTCAACATCAAAGACGGCCGGTGCCGATTCAATGGCAGTAACCGGTCATATTGAAGCATATATCAAGAAGTTGCAGCCTGTTTTTCTTGAATCCATGCTCGGTGAGAAGGAAGCAGGTTATGCAATGGATTACCTTGATATGTCTGATGAAGAAGGAAACGAAGATACTGAGCCGTCTAAGTATGAAATCGTATGCAACAAACTGAAAGAGCCTTTTGCTGATTACGTGCTGTTCCACATACTTCGTGATTCTTCATCGGAAGCTACAATAACCGGGAATGTCCGGCTGAAGTGCGCCAATGAGTACATTTCACCTGTCAATGCCCAGGTTATTGCATGGAACAGGATGGTTTCCGCCAATGTGAAGTTCATCCAGTGGGCGCGTGATGGTAATTGTCCGATTGACCTTGTCACACAGACTAACATGTTGATTAAGATTAACCAGTTCAATCTATGAAAGGTATCGTTGAGATTATTGGAGATGTAGTAAAGGAAATGAGTGGGAACCTTACAATCGTAATGCCTGCTGACATCGAGAATGACAGGTTTGAGGAAGTTAAGAATCCTGAACTGAACTACATATTTGGTTCGGCCCAGTATGTGAAGGATAAACTTGATGAATACAGCAAAGTACCTTCAACATCAGAACGTAAGTTCCCGCTTGTCGTACTGTTCTGTCCTGTTACAGAGAAGAGAGACAGTCTGGACTATTATTCAAAGGTTTCACTGAATATCCTTATAGCGTGTTCATCAACGAAGAGCTGGAGCAATGAACGGCGTCTGTATGCTTCATTCATCAACATTCTTCGACCAATTTATGAAAGGCTGATTGAGGTAGTCAGAAATGATGGAAGGTTTGATATATACTATGACAGCATCGTTCCGCATGAATATTCTGAGAACTACTCGTATGGCAGATACGGAGCCTATACGGAATCCGGAGAGGAAGTGAGCGAGCCTATTGATGCCATAAATATACGCTCGATGGAATTAATTGTTAAAAATCAAAGTTGTAGGTAATGAGAAATACAAGAGTGTGCGAAAGCGCAGAAATGAATACAGGTGGTTCGGCCTGCAAGGTTGACTGGGGTAAGGTAAAAGGTGCAATACTTGTTGAGCATGGAGTAAAACTGCCGGCAAATATTACTGCCGATGAGTTGGAAAAAATGTGTCATGCTGACAGACCAGTCAGAATTTATCCTATTCATACATTCGTTGAATATGCGAAGAATGGTGGTGAAGCTCAGGTTAGTGCTGTGGGATACGGAGCGAACCAATACAATGGCCTCAACGCTCAGACAGATACTTTCACGCTTCCTCGTTTTGATGAAATTCTGAATGCTGAGCTGTTGCGTTGTGCTAACAAGGAATGGGATGTGTACTTCTGGGATTCAAACAGAATGCTTATCGGTTACAATGATGGAACTGATATTCTTGCTGGAATTCCGATGTCAACAGTATATCCAGGTGCCACACCGTTCAGCACAAGCAGTGCGAAGTCAAGTATGACGGTAAATTTCTGCCACATGGATGCAGAAGACAGCCAGTTGAACTTTGACTACTTGAAGTTGGATTTCAATCCTGCGAATGTAATTAAAGGGTTGACTGAGGTCATGTTGGTTGAAAACGAAAGCAACAAATTCAAGATTATTGAATGTGTCGGTGGCTATGACAGAACTGCAGAATTTGCCACTGCATTGTCCTCAGGTGCATCCGAGGTATTTGAAGGGGTTACTTCTGCTTCGTATGAGGACGGTTATCTCACAATTACTCCTGGTGAAGGTGAGATTTCAGTTAAATCACCTTCTGTTCTGTACGAGAAAGATGTCAAATGGGTTGAATTTGTAAAAGTAGTTAAAGCAAAAGCATGATTGTAGATGGAGTCAATTTTGTGGAAAAGCAGGTCAAGATGATGTCGAAAAAGAAATTCATTGATACTCACATGACCTGTATCTGGCAGAAAGTTGCTGAGGAGAATCGAAGAAAGAAACTTTCTGACGTGTATGACCGGATTGCTGGTAAGTCTGTAAAGGATGCTGACGGTGAGTCTGCTGATAAGTGATGGTTTTGGTTGATTAAGCCGGGCGGAAGTCCGGCTTTAATTTTAATTGTATGGCTGATTTCGAGAAATTGGAGAATGTGATAAACAGAATTGCATCAGGATTTGAAAAGTCATGTATGGATTGCCTTCAGGAAAACAATATAGAAATTGCAGACCTTGTAAGGGAACAGCTATATTCTGGTCTTGACGGTAATACAGACAGTCTGAGGCCGTGTTATTCTGATGATCCGTATTTTCATGAGACTACCTCCATATGGCATAACAATCCTGACGGATATATAGCATGGAAAAAGAAGATAACACCTCCGATAAAAAGCCCGAGACTGAATCTTCCTCCAAGGCCTGTTGATGTTCCTAACTTGTATATCACCGGTCCGTTCCATGAAAGTATCCGCGCATCTGTTGCAGGTGATACTCTCTCGATTGATACTGTGGGATTCGTTGATGGTCCTGACATAGTAAGGAAATACGGTAATGACATTCTGATGTTGGGAAAGGACGCAAGAGAGTATGTTGTACTTCAACTTCTCGAGCCTTTTTTGAAACGGTTTTTCAAACAATGTGGGTATAAATGATGGGATGCAGTTGTGAGAATAAGAGAATCATGTCAGACTATGAGCGTGTGGCCATGCTCGCAAAAAAAGCTGCCATGCTGGACGGATGCGTGTACGTTGTGTACAGGAAGAGTGACGGTACCTACTCGTTTGATAAGGAAGGTACCAAGGTGGATGGCGTTATTGTTGAATATAAACATTACTTGTGATGGGAAATTTAAAATTGAAGGATTTCGTCGATGAGGAATCATTGAAGAAGCTGCAGGAACTTAGGAGTACAATATCAGATGTAAGGCAGGATTACAAGGATGCTGCCTCGGAACTTATCAAGGGACTTACTGTTGACGTCAAGGTAAAGGGAGATATTGACAAGTTGCAGGCCATATATAATACTCAGGCTAAGAACGTATCTTCCGCATCTGAAAAACTTACTGATGCATTCAGTCGTCAAGCAGAGGTCGCTGAACAACTGATGAAGAAAATCAAGGAGAAGGCAGATGCAGAAAAGCTGAGTACAAAAGAGGTAAAGGAATTGTCAAAGGCATCAGCAGAAGCATCCAAGGCAATGCAGCAGGCTGCTAAGGCTGAGGAAGCAATGAATAAGGCTCAGAAAGCTGCGAATACTACCAGAAAGGCTGCTGCCATGACCGAAGAGGAGCGAATCAGGATAATCAAGGAAGCGATTTCGCTATCCGATAAGGAAGTGCATAGCATTGAGGAAGCAAATGAAGTTAATAAGAAATTGCGTCAGGCTGTACGGCTTGTTCGTGATACAGATGAGGATTACAGAAATACGCTCGGCAAGTTGAATTCTACAATCGGTGTAAATACTGATTACATAAAGCGTAACAGTGACCGTTACACGCAGCAGAAGATGACTATCGGTAGCTATAAGGAAGAAGTTAAAGCGGCCTGGATGGAACTTAACCATCTGAATGATTCCATGGGTAGCTTCGGAATCATATCAGGCAGTTTTGGCGACTCCCTTCAATCTCTTGGTAATGCAGGAAGTGTGCTTGAAGGTTTGTCCGGGTTTGGTAAGATATTCCAGAACAAGTGGCTTCTTGGTCTTGGAGCTGTTGGGGCTGCCGGTGCAGGGATAGGATGGTGGGTGAACTACAATAAGGGACTAACAGAAGCAACACGTCTTACACAGCAGTTCACTGAGAAGTCAGGAGAGGACTTGAAGGCTTACCGCACGGAAGTGCAGGCTATTGCAGACTTCTACGGTAAGGATTTCAAGGAGGTATTGATTGGTGCAAATGCTGTATCGAAGCAGTTTGGTATCTCCGCTGAAGAATCCCTGAAACTAATTCAGGACGGATTCATTGCCGGTGCTGATGCAAACGGTGAGTTCCTGGACACGCTGAGGGAGTATCCTGCATACTTTAAGGAAGCTGGGATAAGCGCTGAAACATTCATTGCTATTACTGCACAGGCAGCTAAGTCTGGTATCTATTCTGATAAGGGTGTGGACGTTATCAAGGAAGGTAATCTTCGTATCCGTGAAATGACAACAGCTACCGCAGCGGCACTTGAAGGAATCGGCATTTCGGCTGATGAGGTTCAGGAACAGTTGAAGTCCGGCCAGAAAACAACATTTGACATTATTCAGATGGTATCAGAGCGTCTGAATGAGTTGCCCGATAGTGCGTCTGTTGTCGGTACTGCATTGGCTGACATCTTCGGTGGTCCGGGTGAAGATGCTGGACTCCAGTATATACGCACATTGAAGGATATTAAGACTAACCTCGGAGATGTTAAGGCAGAAACAGGTGAATTAGGGAAAGCACAGGAAGATATGATTGAGAGCCAAAAGTTGCTTTCTAAGGAGTTGGCACTATTGTTTGATGCGACTGGAGGATCATTCGAAACGATGTCTGCAAAAATAAAGAGTTCTATTGCGTCAATGACTGCAGATTTGCTTTCATTTGTTCGTCGTGGGATTGAGAGCGTTGAGGAGCTTTCTGAGAGAGAAGAAAAGCAGGCCAGGGCTGAAGGAGAAAGGTATGCAGAGACTGACGTAATTAAACAATATGAGGAAATCAATAAGGCAAGAGAACAGTATGTCAAGCAGGGAATGTCAGAGGAAGAAGCATTTAAAAAGGCTAAGGAAGAACGGCTTGATATGATGAAAAGGTCTTTGAAATATGAAAAGCAAAATTTGGAGGAAGCTGTCAATATCAATAAAAAATACTATGACGAATATCAAAACGCAAGTCTGTGGAAACAGATGTTTGGAATTGACCGGACTAATTCCGCGATAAATTCTGACATTAGAAGCTCATGGGGTGAAAGGATGTCTGCAGAGAGGAATTACTCCAACATGAACAGACAGATTTCTCTAGTAGAAAGTTACCAGATGCCAGGAGCAAAAAGAAGTGCAGTTTCAGAGACAGCAGATGAAAAATCATCACGCCTTGAAGCCGAAAAATCATTGCAGGAGTCACGTATTGCCTTGATGGAAGAAGGACTTGATAAGGAACTGGCCACAATCCGCTATGGTTACCAGCAGAAGATTGATGCCGTAAAAGGTAATTCATCCGCAGAAATGGCATTGAGAAAATCGTTACTTCAAGAAATGAACAACGAATTGTCGAAGGCTTCTGAGGAGTATGAAAAGAATCGTGCAAGTATTGACCTTCAGAATCGTCTTGCTTCCGTTGAGGAAGGTAGTGAGGAAGAAATGTCCTTGCGTCTTGAGATACTTGATAAGCAGAAGGAAGAAGAAATGAAGGCTGCTGAAAGTAATGGAGCCGATGTAAGCCTCATCGAAAAGAAATACCTCAATGAAAAGCGTAAGATTTATGAGGAATATGCTGCTGATTCTGTTGATGAGATTTCTAAAGCTGCAGCAGCGGAACAGGTTGTAAGGAATGCACAATATAATTCCGACCTGAAAGAGTTGGAAAAGCTGCATGCCAAGAAACTTGTTTCGGATGAGGAATATGAGAAAAAGAAGGCTGATATAACAGAACGGTATTCTATTGATACCGCTAAGGCTGCTGTTGAATCGTTGGAGGAACAGATTTCTGTTGAGAATATTAGCCAGGACGAAAGGGAAAAACTTGCCGAACAGCTTCAGAAAGCAAAGGCTGATTTGGCAAATGCTGAAGCTGATGCCGAGATTGCTGCAATCAAGAGGGTTCAGGATGAGGAAGAAGACTCGTATAAGAAAAGAATGAAGAATGCTCAGCGATGGATGGGTGTTGCATCTGATGCTATTGGTGCAATCGGAAATCTTATGTCGACATTATATGAGCGTGATATAGACAAGATTGAGAAGGAACAGGAGGCAAATGAGGAAGCTTACAATGCTGATGTTGAGAGGATTGAAGCGCTTGCCGAAAGTGGAGCAATATCTGAGGAAGAAGCTGAGGTTCGTAAAAGAGCTGCAGAAGCTGAAACATCAAGGAAAAATGAAGAACTTGAGAAAAAGAAAGTTCAGTTGCAGCAGAAACAGGCTAAGTGGGATAAAGCTGTACAGATTGCACAGACTGGAATTGCAACGGCGCGTGGTATAATGGAAGCATGGCAGTTAGGACCTGTTCTTGGAGCTATAATGGCCGGGGTAGTTGCTGCTATGGGTGCAGTTCAGGTTGCTACTATAGCAGCAACACCAATTCCTGCATACAAGGAAGGTACGAAGAACGGTGGCCATATTGGAGGATTGGCTATCGTTGGTGATGGTGGAAAGCAGGAGGTTGTTGTGTATGGAGGTAAGTCGTGGATAACTCCAGATGTTCCTACAGTGGTTGATTTACCGCGTGGTGCAGAGGTATTCCCTGATATAAATGAATTCGTTGGGAATGTAAGTATGAATCCTATATATGATTCAGGGACAAATAGCCATGTTGTTGTTAATGATTATTCGGAATTATCTCGTGAAATGAAAGGAATTCGTGGAGAACTCAGGAAGATAATGACGATAATACATAAGGAAGCATACAACTCTAATTATGAACATTATAAAAGAACAAGATTATGATAGACACTTTAAGCAGGCTGAGTATGTTCGATTTTATCGAAATGCTTTGTGGTAAAAGGGAAGTCCTTATGGAGGAAGGTGATAATGAATCCATGCTGGAAAATGTGGCTTCAGAATTGATATATCAGTATCAGTGCATAGTGAATCCTTCAGGTGTTGAGTCTGAAATTCTTTACAAGGAAGAAAAAATCAAGATTAATTACAGGATAACTATTGCAAAGATATTGAAGGCGCTAATTAGCATAAACGCTGTAGATGATGTTGTTGGACTTCTGTCAGAAATGGGAATTACTGGTATTGAGCGTGAAAAGATTCCCGCAAGAATAGACCGTATGATTGCAGAAGCTGAGTACATGAGAAAGAGGATTGAGGATACTTCTTCTGCTGATAGAAAGAGTAATACTCCAGATGATGTACGTGCGTCATTTGACCGGGAAATAGCTTTTCTTATGACTTACTTCAAAATGAATATTGACACAAGAATCATTACTGCAGGTGTATATGCTAATATGGTTCATCAGGCAGATGTGGAAATTAAAAGAAAATTGCATCGTTAGATAACTTTTTTGCTCGTTGTCGAATTTTTTCACATGTTCTTAGTAACACGATTAGACACTAATAATCGTAATGAATATGGATGAAAAATTCGACAATGTGGCTTTATTGCCTGTAATTAATGAGAAATGTGATATAATAATTCATCTTTTATCGTCACTTTGCGACAATCCTGATTTCCTTATAGACTTGCTCAGGAAGAGTGCTGAGAAGCAGAACCGGTTTTCATCATCTGGAATGAAAATATTGCGTGGTCATGGGTGTGGAGCAAATAGTGATTGAGCAATATCAGTGGATATTGGGAATGGCTAGGAAATACTGTAGGAATATAATGGATGCCGAAGATCTTGCCGAGGAAACCATATATAAGATTCTTTCCAACAAAAGGAAATTTGATTCCTCAAAAAGTTTCAGGCCATGGTGCAGCGTTATAATGCTGAACACATACATAACTGCTTACAATCATGATTTGCTTATCCGGTTTGATTCTGAGGAAAAGGCCGATTATGTACATTCTTATTTCGATGCCGAAAATGAAACGCTAAAGAATGAACTTTATGGAATAATTGAAAAGTGCAGGTGCAAATCATGCTCAGTAGATTGTGCTGTAATGTATGCAGAAGGATACTCTTATGAAGAGATAGCGAAAAAGATGAATATACCTGCAGGAACTGTTCGTAGCCGAATCTCATATGCCAGGGAAATGATACGTAAATGTATTGGAAAATAATAAGTTAATAATGGTTTGACGTATTAAAATGGCGAAGTTTGCGATTGCATATATAGTCAATCTGAACTATCTTTATAGTACAATTAAAATATAAGTCAAACCAAATATTAACATTATGGAAAAGAGTAATTTTCGAGTAAGAGTGATGAAGTATGCACACCAGTTAGCAAAAACAACAGAATACACGTGGAAAATCTGTCTTATCAAGGCATGGGAGTTATACAGACTTGCTAAAAAAATGAGAAGAGGCATTGTTAAATTTGCGTTCCAGAAAGTTGACGGAAGCATCAGACACGCTTCTGGAACATTGTACAATCTTCCTGCCGGAACATCAATTCACGGAAAAAAACTGACAAAGCCAAGTTATAAGACATTTGCCTACTTTGATGTAGATAAAGGAGAGATGAGATGTTTTAAGATTGAAAACCTTGTAACTGTTTATTGATATGGAAAGTTTTATTGTTACCACTTCCGGGGAAGTATCATTTACTTTCCCGGCAAATGGGAGTGATTTCTCGTTGAAAGAATTGAAGGATTCTGTTAATGGATATATAGAGATTGTTCCGATAAGAAAGAATGTAGGTCCTTTGATTTTTAAGGAATTTGATAAGGAGGGGTTTGCAATTAAATTGACTGATGAATATGTTATGGTTGTTAACTCTGATGGAAAACTGGAGTCTCAGCCGTTCAATTATGTAGCAACCGTCCTGGCAACAGCATCAGAATCTGTTATGCCTGGAGATTGGATTGCTGGAGATGTTCTTATCTGTAGAAGTAGTATGATTAGATAACTTCGGATTTTCTCAAATTGTTGTATTTCAGCTTCTTATTTATTTTTATAGGCGTAGGATTTTAGGCAAATCGACTAAGGTTTGCCTATTTTTATAAATTTGAAAATGAAATAGAAACGAGATGATCTGTAGATATTTTTTACATATAGATTCAGAGGTAATAGATGTCTCAAACATGATTGAAAATCTGTCTGACATCAAGATAACATATACTCGCACTGGGTTGAATGGTGTGTCAAGAAAGTGTGGAAGCACACTCAAGTTTGTATCAGATGCAAGAGATATGTTGGTCGGACTGTTTTCTCGTGATGGAGTCAATGCAAACGCTTCTTTTTCTATATCTCGTACAACTAATAACTGGGAGCTGGAAGAAGCATTTGTGTGTCAGCTTGATTTCTCATCATTTTCGTATGATTCATATTCAGCCAGTATATCATGTCTGGATAATGGTATTGAATCAGTATTAAACGCTAATAAGGGCACCACGTATGAGTTTTTTGTAGACGAATTGAAGGCTGATAAAAAACTGAATTACGATGGTGTTATAATCAGGAATGAGAAGGTATGTATATTATCCGGTGAAACAGTAGAAGGAGAATCTTACACAAGGAAAGAGTTTGACAACAGGGTTCCGGACTGGTGGTGGATACCGTATATCGGGACTACAGATTCAGGTTCTGAAATTCATAACAAGTCATTTGTTTTTCAGGACCAGTCTGAATCTATGCCTTCGGTTTCAGGTGACAACACAGGATGGGGATTCCCAGCAAATCCTTGTAATACAAGCTGGTTTTTGGAATGTCTGAGAGACAATACTATAACAATTGATTTTAGTAACATAGAGTTCTCAAATAGTAATCAGTTTGCATTTGCTTTGTTTAAGATTGATACAAAAGGTCAAATACAACCTCTCACATGTGGATATTCTAATATGCTGTCGCTTGATTCAAATACGAGACCTGATTCGATTAAGTGGACCGGTCAGTTGAAGAAAGGTGAAAAGCTTCAGTATGCTGTATTTAACCATAATCCTTTGAAGGAAACTCATGCAGATTTGTCCAGCTTGCGAATAAACACTGGTGAATGCGGAGCATCATGGGACGAAAGGGGTGACAGTTACCAGATTGAGATTGTAAGGCCTGTTACATTGCTTAATGCGATATTGAAAAAGATATTTCCGGAAAAGGACGTTACCGGATCAATAACAGAAAGTGTAGCAGGGACTACTAACAGCAGGTTGAAGAACTCTTGTCTTGTTGCAGCTGAGAGTATCCGAGAAATGGCTACTCCACGCATCTATACATCTTTCTCGAAGTTCTGCGAATATATGGAAGCAGTATATGGATACGTATATGTAATTGATGAAAATGATGTCCGATTTGTACACAGGAGTGAACTTTTTAGTACTGATAATAAGATTGTCATAGGAAATGTGTCTGAATTTAATTACTCGGCAGCTTCTGACAGAATATATTCGACCGTACAGGTTGGGTATGAAAAACAGGATTATGACTTTGGTAACAATGGTTCTGATGAATTCAATTTCAACAATACATATACTACCGGATGTACTATAAAGGATTCAAAACTGAGTCTTATATCCCCATATAGGGCAGATTGCTATGGTTTCGTTGAATTGGCAGAGAAAAGAAATCAGGATTCAACCACAACGGACAGTGACCAGCAGATATTCATTGTGTGTGCAGTTGAAAATGAATCAGGATATGATCTTGACAGAAGTGTAGATGTTCAGGGTACATATACATACTCAGTGTTCAATGCTCTTCTGGCACCGCTTTATATGATTGAGGCTAATATGAGTTATTTATCCTCATTTGCCGGGAAGCTGACATTTGCATCATCGGAAGGGAACTCGGATATTGTGATTGGAGGAAAGAAAGTAAGCGAAGATATTCAACTTGGTGTGCCCATGTTTGGTCGTGGCGACATATCTTTTTCTATGGGTAATGTCCTGATAGAAGCTGACTGGAATGTTTCATGCATTGAACTTGAATTTGATGGTAAGAATATTATAGGTGCTGTCAAGAGTATGGAATATACCCTTGCCAATATTGAAGAGGTAAAGTATGAATTAATAGAATTAAAGTAACATGTATAGGATTAGCCCGTTTACCCCATTGTTCTTCAATATGAGTTCGGATACAAGTTCGTATCCAAGCCGGTATGTGCAGATATTTTCTCCATCTGACCAGATAATGGTACAAGTTATAGCACAGTATGAGTCGAGAAAGATAACAGGTAAGATTATCAATGTAAATACAGGAACTGAGACAGAGATAAACTGGAGTGTATGGAGTCTTAACAGCCATGACACTGTGTACTATTATGTTATTACCTCGCTTCCTGAAGGTTACTATGTTGTTGATATTAATGGGATAGAATCAGACGTATTCAGGATAACATCGGATGAATCCGTATTGAAAAATACCACATTGATACAATATTCGATGAAGGACAACAAGAGCCGGCAGGATGGTGTGTTCTGGATTTCTGACAACCAGTTTTTCTTCGACTGGCGTGCTCCTGGTGGGTTTATGGACGATGACTGGTCATTTGGTGTTAGCAATGAGCAATATACTGATTCGGATTATAATGTATCAGAGATATATTCAAGGGAGTTCACATACAAGTCATTTACGCTTGGGAATTCACTTGGATGCCCGATATGGTATGCAGACCTGTTGAACAGGATACTTTCATGTACGTATGTGTATTTTGACGGTGAACGCTACATAAGGATGGAATCAAGCGTTCCAGAGGTTAATAAGGTAATTGATAGCAGACGAAGTTATGTGTTCAAACAGGCACTTACATTCGTTGATGTTGTTGATAATTCTGAGAGTGATAACATTATGAAGATAAGAAGGGTGGATGATTCTACTTTTCGTAAAGTTTCTAATAGGTTGTTGACGGTATGACGGACGAGGAAATTAAAGTTATAACAGAAACTGTAATCGAGCAGATCAAGAGGGACAGCGTAAATATAGATGAACTTACTCAGACCAATGCGCTGTCAGGAGATGATATGCTTGAACTGAATAAGGGTCGGAAAGTATCACTTGATGATTTGCGTACATTTATCAGAGGAATTGGAATATACCTTGAGATAATAGCTAAAAATGATGATACAATTCCTACAGATAGTAATGTGTTTTCTTCTCTGAGAACACTTAGTGAAATCTCAAAAAATAATGAGAATCTGAAGAAGATGTTCCTTCGTAAAGACCAGTCGGACGGAACTAACTTCCTTCTTACCATCGGCGAGTTCATCGACTCTATGCTGGCCGGTAAAGGTACTGGTATCTTCCCGAACGGGCGTATACAGACGGACAGACTGGAGGTGCGTGGCTCGATGACGGTAATGGACTTAATCATCAACGAGATTCATGCCATGGCCGGTGAGTTCAATTTCTCTGATTGCGGTAAAATAGAGAAAGTTGAGTTCGTGTCTGAGAGTACTTATAAGCTTTGGATGGAGAAGGAGACTGAAACAGACATAACTAATCTTGATGAGCATGATATCCTGTATTCAATTGTTAATAATTTGCGTCTCGGTGGAGCAGATTATTATACGTCATGGATGCGAGTGTTGACTAAAAATGTCAATGACAATACGCTCACCGTCGTGCTCTATCCCGACAGCGAGGTTCCAGGCGGCAAGAACTATCCACCGGTGGCCGGATACAACGTAACCCGACGTGGTAACTCTGTATTGCCTGACACCGGAGAAGTGAACGAACGTGCGCAGAGCTGGTTGCTTTCCAGCCGAGAGGGACGTATCATGTTTCTGGCTAATGTCTACAAGCCTATATTGGAAGATTACAACTATGCCATCAGCATCGGTAAATTCCCTAATATTAAAGCTTTGGATAATCTTCCGGTCACCACCGAAGATGTGGGCGTCATGGCCAAGACCATCGTCTGCGAACGGCTATATCAATATGATTACAACGGCGACGTGATTTCCAACAAGGTGGACCGCGGCGAATGGTCGCTCACTGTAGCGCAGTCGGAGCAGCCCTACCGCTACATCCAGCACGACAAGACCTATCCCGACGGACAGCACACCTATACGGAACTTGAGCAGCACACCGTCTATCATTACGGATGCAAGTGGGGTTGTATCGTAGACAAGACGCTGGACGAACCTGTGTGGAACTCGCCATCATGGGTGCTGCTTGAAGGGGACAAGAACTATCACCTTGACTTCGAAAGTTCGAACGGCTGGCAGTTCTTCCTGTCGCAGGTCAATACGGATGTAACAGCCGTAGTTAGTTACGGAAACCGTGACATCACGAACGTGCTGATGGCGACAGAAGGCGTAGAGGTGGAATGGCTGCGTGATACGGGGAATGTTCCTTCTGATAACAGCTGGAAGCCGACCTATGTGGATGGGAAAAAGAATACTATTCACCTGTCTGTATCTGACATGGGAAGCGGATGGGGATATGAGTATCGGAAAATCAGTTTCATCTGCCGGGTGTTTATCCCGGTCGGAGAAGACTTTGAAACAATTGAAAATAGAATTAACATAAAAATATAATTATGGCAATAAAAACACAACAAAAAGACATTCCTGTACATGTAGACCCGATTTCCTTCATTGCAGACATAAAGGTGCTGAGTGGGAATATAGCACAGACCTACAATCAGGATACGAAAGAGTATGAGCCGGACAGGTCTGTCGTTCCATGCCTGTTGATGCCATACGTGGTGGTGTCTGACCCTGAAAAGATGATGTCAGGAGAACGGGCAGTGACAGGTGTGGAATGGTATGAAGGTGCCCCGAAGGCCGACGGTAGCAACCGTATTGCCAACGGTGACAATTATGTTATCTCCGATGAAGGCACACCGACCTATTCGCTGAAGGTAAAGAAGAATGTGCCGGTCAATTCTCCGATGCAGATATTCGCCGTATACACAATCACCGATACGCGTAAGAATACGGAGGTGAAGGTTGAACGGAGTATCAACCTCTATACGTCTCTTTATGACGTGAAAAATTATTCGCTTCGAATAGACCAGCCGAAATCATTGACTATTGACCCGTTGCGTGAGAATGCGGACACTAGCGGTAGATGGATGCATACCATTAGCGCACAGCTGTATTCCGTGTTGCAGGCAATACCGGATGAGAATGTAGCATATTGGTGGCAAATTAACGAAAACAATTCCGGATGGCGTGACATCACGCAGGACGAGCTGGACATTTACATATCCGGAAAAGATTCTTCCGGAAACTGGACAAAAACATTGTCCTTTGATGCTCGTTTTATTCGCAACACATCATTCCGCTGCATGGCCCGCAACTTTGAGGGAACACGGCCGACCATGGCGGACGCCAGTCTCAGTGTCGTTTGCACGGTCAGTGTGCAGATGCCTAAGTCTCTTAATGTACAAATAAGGCAGATAGCTGGAGCTAAAGTAAATTCGTCAATGAACACGACCGTCAAGTTCGAGTGCGTGATTACCGACAACCGTCAGGTGGTTGGCACCGACAAGGACAAGTTTTTCTATATCACCTGGAAGGGGCATTCAGGTAAACCTGGAGTATCTGACAAAATAATCGGTAATGGGCGTACTATCAGCTTCATTCCATCATCGCTGGGATTTGACAAGTCATACGGTATGTCAATTTATGCCGAGGTTGGTATGTATGCGGTCACTGCACTGGTGACAAGCAACGGAAAGGTAATGGTAAATAATAACAAGGCCGTAACGGCCACAAAATATGAATAGTTATGGGTTATCTACTTGTAAAACCGGAAGTGCTCGAGAATAAGGGCATACAGTATTTTGAACGTATTCCAGACGGACGCGGCATCGTGGACTTCTCCATGCTGCGTGTGATTGGAAGCGTAGACAGTGTACAGATAATCGGATCAAAGAGAGAACTTGACAAGCTTGTGCAGGAGCAGAAAGAATCCGGTCTGTATGATACACCGACAATACTTCCTGAAATTGAAGGAAGTGAAGAAGTTGAAGGAAGTGATATTGACGAAAAAGGAGGTTTAGATGAATAAAGTGGAATCTGGGTTTTCGCTTATCGGACTGATGGACGGAACCACAATTAATGGATTTTTACGTGTGGAAGGAAATCCACTCGTGCAGCGATACAACAAGGGGACTAACCAGTTTATTCCGGATTTTGAATCTGACGGATTCCCAGAAGCAAGTCTTCCGGTCGCTGTACTTATCCTGCGTGATACGGCTTCCGGTACTGTAATGATACCACAGACAAGTAGTATTGAATGGAAATACAATGGTGTTGCATTGACATTCGGTTCTAACGGACTGTGCACGACCGACGGGTTGGAAGGTGTGTTCAAGAAGATAGACAGCCGTCCTACACAGATAGGAGACAGTTCTTATAACCTGCCTGCCATACAGGTGCTGAAGAACCTGGTGCCAATATCCGGCTACGACAATGACCGCCTGTCGGTAAGCGGTTCTGTGGAAGTAGGAGGCAATTCCGTGTCCTTCTCTGAAATCTCAAAGGAAGTAATCATCCAAGAGACGACAGGTAACGCTTTCTCTATGACCATCACTGATGACAAAGGGTTTTATCTTGTGAACGAGAATGATTCCCTGACAGCCAAGTGTACCATTTACAAGGATGGGAATGAAGTATCGGACTATTCCGGGGTAACCTTCAAGTGGGAAAAATTGCTGGGTACCGGTAACGTGGCCATGGGCACCGCCCGCACACAGGTTGTCACAAACTCCGATGTGGACAATGTGCTGCTGCTACGGTGTACGGCTACGATGGAAGGTGAATCCATATCTGAAACCGTCACCATCACAGATGTGTCAGACCCATACGAAGTGTATTTCGAAATCACCGGAATCACCGGCAACTGCATCCGGACAGGTGAGACAGCACTTGTGGCTCCGAAAGCCCGCCGAAGGAGTGATGGAAATAATGCGACTGTATCCTCATGGACTTGGAGTATCCGTGATAACACTGGAGCTGCTTTTACACTGACAGGTAAGAGCGGGGCGACATTCAATGCCGCAACGGCTAGTGTGAGTTATGAGGACATAAAAAGAGCAGGTATGGGCATAAGCGGCTCGGTTAGTGCTACAATTTAAAAAAAACTGACATGATAACAGGTAGTTTCAGTCTGGTTGGTATTCAGGACGCTATATTGGTAGAGTCTTGTTATAAAGCTACTCAACAAAATATAGCCCCATCAGCTCCAACCTCCAACAATGAGGACGGCTCGATTCCAGAAGGTTGGTCAGGTACACTTATAAGCGTATCTGCATCCATGCCGTATGTATGGGAAAGCCAGCGTACTAAGGATGGAAGTTGGTCTGCATGGTCAACCCCAATTCTTAAGAACAGTTGGGGTAAACAGGGTGCAAAGCTACGTATGCGCACATGGACAGAGAATGTGGTATACTTGCAAGGAGCAGATGGCGAAGAGTTTTATGATGTTGTTGTGTATAATAATAAATTATATCTATGTACAAAAACACATACATCTGGTTCTGGCAATAACCCTTCAGCTTCCATATCAGGTTATCTCGGGTATTGGGAGAGCGCGCAAGACTGGACTTTCGTTGCAACACGTCTGCTGCTTGCCGAGAAAATATCGGCTGAGCAGATTGATGCTGACGGACTTGTAGCTAAGAATGTAGATGTAACAGGTAAGATAACGGCTACTTCCGGAACATTTTCTAATTGCGTCTTTAACTCTCTACGTTCATCTGATAACAGCTTTGTTTATGACAGTAACGGACTGAGTATTTCAGCGGAATTTTCAATCACTGCAGGTAATTACACCTTGAAGCTTGAAAAACAGTATGCAGATTTTTTGATTACAGACAAGTCTGGACGAAGTCTTGTACGTCTTGCAGCGTTCGACGATATTCAGGTTGCATCTCCTTCTTTACGATTATCACACCCGACATCAGGTAATAGTGCGGAATTGAATGTGAGTTCATTGAAGCTTGGGAACGCATCTGGTGAGTTCGTATCACTTTCGACTACAGCTTTGCAATTCAGAAAAGGAGGTACTATATACGATGGTCATACTGGCTCGACGACATTTTACGACTCTAACGGAAATGGCACGCGTATGTACTTTTATTGTGGAATATTATACAAAATCGTGAGTGTATGAAAAAGATAAATTTTAAAACTCTAAGAATTCAGTTGACATTTGAAGGTTCACCCGTGGAAATGGATGTCAGGAAAATTGTAGGTAATATTATTAGACAAAACACATCTGATATCGGACTTGATGAATTGGCTCGTAAAATTTACTTCTCGGAAGGTGATGTAGAAATACCGGATGAGTATGTAGGTCCTATATTACATATTTCCTCCACTTGCTTCAATGTGCCGCTCCAGCAGGCAATTAAAGAACAATTAAATTAGTTATTAATTAATAAAACAATAATTATGGAAACAATCGAATTTAACGAAGTAATTAAGCAGAATATAGAAGTTGTGGGAGGACTTATTGGAAATGTTTCTACAGAGAAAAGCGGTTTATATCCAAAAGATAAAGTGTTTTTAATAGACTGGTTAATGCGAAAAGACATGGCCTTATATGAGGAGAAAGGTTATTATGTAGAACTTTTAACCATTCAAAAAGAGAAAAGTGAGTCTAGTTTCAATTCTGCAATTATTCAAATCCAAAACGCGTTTTATGGAGCATATCATTCAGCAGTCGTTGATCTGTACTTTACTATTTCTAAAGCAGTAAATTCTATAATAATATCTAAGGCTGTACAAGGTGGAATCTTTGATTTATATTCTTATGATGACGGAATTTTGGTACATATATACGCTAAAATAAGTGGAGGTAATGGACCTGGTAGAATAGCTATATATCAAAAATTATCTGACATAGGCATGAATAATAAATTAATCAATATAACATTAAGCCAATTAACAACTATACCCGAAGAAGCTAAGCTTATTGAATAGTCGACATGGTCACGAAGTTTTTTTCGTGACCATTAGTGAAGGGGCATTCACACAATTTCAGTTAGACCAGATGGCTCTTCTGACATATTTTCGAAGATTATTGGGAAATTAGTTGTTGAAGTTATACTGATATTCTCTCCATATACATATGTATTTTTTAAATATATGAATTGTGAATCTGCATATACTCTAATATCAGGATTTCCTGATTTAACTATTGATATATTCTTTTTAGAAGAACTATCCGACGATATAGCTACAATAATTCTTCCAGGATTACCACCAAGACCACGAACAGCAAATATATCAATGAATGTAACATTCCATGCTCCCATAGTGGAATGCTGTATAATTTTAGCATATTTATTTCCATTTATAGAATAAATTTTAGGGAAAGATTGATAATTAGACCGACTCACAAGACCGTTTGAATCTTTGCTTACAATTGGTAGTAGTCCTCCCAC